CCGCTCTCACCATTTGTAGTGGAACGTATGGACAATAGAACATACCAGCATCATAAGGTGATGTACCTTTATAACCTACAACGTAGTATTGAGCAGCTGTGTTGTTTGATGCATAAGGATCAATATACACTTTGTATCTACCGTTTAATGTACCAGCAAAAGTATTACCAGTATCATCTACGTTTAGGTTAGTTGCCAATGCTGGGCTATAGTCAAGCATACCAGAAGCAGCAAGTACTGAAGCAACGTCAGAAGAACAGATTACATAGTTACCTTTTCCTCTTCTTGTTTCTTTAGCAATTACATTAGCTTCTCTTTCGATTTGAATAATCAAACCTTTAGCTTTTTCAGCCAACCATCTGCCGTCTGTGTCAGTAGCCATGTTAAAGATACCTTTAATAGCGTTAGAAGCTTGACCAGCACCTAGCTTAGCAGTTCTGTTTACAGTTCTAACAACTTCTCTGTTGATTTCCGCAAGGATTTCAGAAGAAAGGATGTTAGCAAGCTCGCCTTCAGCGTCTAGACCGTGGATTGCTTTAAGATCTTGAGCAAGTTCCATAGTGTATTCAGCTTTAAGAGCTCTTGAGTTAGCTAGTACTTGAGCCTTTTCGATTGAGAAAGCCATTTGGCCAAACTGGTTAGCACTTGAAATAGCTGAACCGGGTACAGCTGTACCTTTAGCTTCTGCATTAGCTGTAGTGATACCAGAACCGAAAGTAGATACAGTATCAGCTTCATCAGCGATAGAAGTACCTGCGTCTCCAGAATCAGCTACACCGACCAATCCAGTAGGATCAGCTTGATGTGTACCAGTTCCTGAGAAATCAGTATCAGCTTCGTTATGTAAAGCTTCAGCACCACCTTGAGTGCTGTATCTTGACTTCATTGCGAAGATTAGACCAGTAGGTCCGTTCATTGGTTGTACGCCTGCGATATCGTATGCGATAAGGTTAGGCATTGCACGTCTTAAAAGAGAGATCAATACTGGATCAATGTTATTAATACCAGAACCAGTAGCGTTAGCTGCTGTTTCATTAAGTTGAAAATCAGAATGAGCTCTGTTTTCTTGTAGTGCGATTTCTTGGTTTTCCAAGAGTCTAGCAGTAACAGCTCTCTTGTGCTTGTCACCGATGCTTGGAGCATCTTCGTGATCAAGGACAGGAGTCCATTTCTCTACTAGATTTTTATCTGCGTTAAACATTTTTTATTTCCCCTTAGGTTTATGTTTTATTTAATAGATTTAGTTATAGCTTGAGTGTAAGCAGCCATTGAATTAGAGATAGACTGAACTTCGTCAGCTTCTTGATTTCCAATTGCAGCATTTACTTCGTCAACTGATTCAGTAACATCTTGCTTGAAGTATGACTCTTTAACAACTGATACTTTCATTTCGAAAGATTCAGCGTTATCGAATTCAATGTCTTCTACCAATGATGATAACTTCTCAGCTTCAGTTTCAGCCAAGCCTGAAGAATGTCTTCTTACGATTTCAGCTCTTTCTAAAGATTGAGTTGACTCATATAAACGAATATTTTCTTCTGTGGTTTTATTGAGTGATTCCTCTAGCTCAGCAACCTGTGATGATAACTCATCTACTAGATCAACTTTACCTTCTGGAACTTCAATGTAATGTTCCTTGAATACTACCTGAAGTGCACTCATAAAGTCTTCAGCGATTTCAGACCTTAGTCCAGTCTCTACTGCTACTTCATTTTCTTTCATCCAGTTTTCAACAACATAGTTAAGGTATGAATCTACCTTTTCTACGAGTGAGCTCTGAATATCAGCGACTTCTTCTTCAAGATTTTGCGCGTATTCGCCTTCTAGCCTATCAATTTCAGCACCTACTTTACTTGCGTAAGCAGCTTCAAAAATTGCACCAGCTTTAACACGGAATCCATCTGACAATGTAGCTTCTTCAGCTACTAAGATATCCAAATCTTCAGAATAGTCAGCAGCCTCTAGCTTAGCTTTAGGTGCTTTCTTATCTTTAGCAACGGTGTCAACAGCTTTATCAACTGTTCCATCGTCTTCTGATTCTTCTACTTTTGTCAATTTAGCATATAGCTTTTGCGCGTCTTCTTTTTTGGCCTTTTTAAACATCTCCAATGCAGCGTTAATAACACCAGCTTTAGTTTTAGGGACTACAGGTGCAGACTCTTCGACTTTTTCTTCGTCTTTTTTGTCTTCATCTTCGTCTTCTTCAACCTTTGCTTCGGCTACTACTTCATCTAAAGCTTCTTCCTCGTTTCCAACTTCGTTTTCAACGAGCTCTTCTTCAGAATCTAGCTCAGCATCTTCAGAGATGTCTAACACAGCCTCTTCCTCTGCAACAGCAGTGGATTTAATTGCGTCTTCTAATGACATTTTATATTCTCCTATTAAGAATTAAAGTTTAGAGAGGAAATTTTTAAACGCTTTGATCTCTGCTTCAGCTAAATGCTTCTTAGGAGTACGCTTTATTTCAGTCTCAATTGATTCAATTTCTTGTGCAGTTAAGATACCGTTATTCCATATCCAATCAACACCTTCCATAATTCCATTGACAAATGCCTCTGGAGCGGAAGGGTCCTGGACTATATCTACAGTTGCAAGCATAAAATCCTTGCCCACGTAACTAGTACCATTCTTCTGTACAAGACTACCCATACCACGACTTGATACACCAAGCTTAACACCACCTTCGAGCAAACCTTCAACGATTTGTCCCATAGGGGTTTTAAGAATTGATGCTTTTCCAATAACATTACTTCCCTCAAATTTGAGATCCGTAATCTTATGTGAAACTTTATCCAGGTTAATTGTTGGACCTTCAGGGTGATTTAATTCCCCTACTGCTCGTCCACTTTTCACCTGTTCGACTACGTATTTTTCTACCGCAGCCTCTAAAATTTGTTTTTCATATATGCGACCGTTTCTATTCTTTTGATCGGCCTGCATAAACACACCTTCAATGACGTGCTGTTTGCCACCACTTTTGGTAGCTTCTGTATAACATTCGATATTGCTATCGGTATATTCAGATATTAACTTCATAGTTGTTCCTTTATGACTCTTCAGCTTCAGAAGCTCGATCGGTCATTGTTGATGCTAAGTCGATTTTTTTTGCATCGAGTGCATCTTTTAATTTATCAGCCATAATGCTATTAAAGTTATCACTAGCTTTAACATTATCGTTACCTTTTAAATTATCAATTAATGATTCTATACTACTCATTTCAGTTCCTCTTGTTTATATATTTATAAGTTTTTATAAGTCAAGATCAAGGTCATCGTCATCTCCAGCATCTTTTTCTGCATCCATTTGCGTTCTAAGTGCCTCGATTTCGTCATCATCTTGTCTAAGAATATTTTTTCTTACCCATTCGTGTGATACATATTTACCTACATATTCATCAAGTGTAGCTAACATTTCAAATCTTTCACGAATGATTTCGGATTCTTTTAATTCACTGAAGTAATTATCCTCAATGTAATTAAATGCTATATATTCTTTCCAGTTTTTCCAATCTTCTTTAGTAATAACACCCTTTAACAAAAGCTGTGTTTTTAATACTTGCATGAAAATATCAGAAAATCTTTTTCTTATTCTATCAATAAACTTCTTAAATTTAACTTCGTCTCTACTTATCTCAGTAGCTCTACCTAAGCTAAATTGTGCTTCTTGCTCTAACCTGTTCATAGGAACATTTAAAGCTTTATATAATTTCTTTTGGAAATAGATTATATCATCTATTTGCCCTAGGTTTTCTCCACCTGGAAGTGTAGATATTTCAGTACCTCTACCACCTTCTCTTCTTGGTAAAAAGAAATCCTCTAACATTGACATATGTTTTCTGTCGTCTTTTACATCACCAGTCTTAGCATCATATACTAATTTATTACGATACTTATTCATGATGTTCTGTAAGTACTCTTCAGCCTTACCCTTAGGTAAATTACCTACATCAATATAAAAAATTCTTCGTTCAGGAGCCCTAGATATTCTGTAAATAACTAATGAGTCTTCCATCATCCTTAATTGATTTACAGGCTTAATAGCTTTTTGTAAATGCGATAAAATTCTTTTACGGCTTGGATCTAACATACCTGATGTGCAGTATGCTATAGAATCAGGATGAATTTTAAGTCCCTGATTTGCTCTATCCATATGTACATCTTGAAACATGAAATATTCATGAGATTTTTTAATTAACTTTGCACCCGTCTTAGGATCAGTTTCTTCTTCAATCTCTTTAATCTTTCTAATTTTAGTAGGATCAATATATCTTAATTCTTTTAAACCAGCCTTAGGGTTTTTATCATCTATAATCATATGATATGGTAATCTACCATCTACATACCATTTTCTAAATATATCATGTCCAGTGCTATTAAAGTTTAACAGCTCTAAAACATTATCAAATTCTTTTCTTATATTCTTCTTAATGTTATCAGATATTTTTAATCTGTCTAACACAATTGCCACTGGAGCTGCATTAAAGTCTCCAGTAATAGCCTCGTTTACAATATCGTCAATAGCAGCATCGCATTCAGGCTGAACGGAAATGTCTCTATACTTAAATATGAGCTCATTTTCATTTTTTACTTTATCTCCATCAATATCAAGGTATTGGCCAAAGTGACCACCTGTGCTAATTACACCAGTACCTTCTGCTTCTGTATCAGGAACAAAAGAAGGCCTAATAGGCTCTTTACCTTTTCTATTAATCTCAAATCCGAACAATTCTGCCATAGTTTATACCTTTACAATATTGACAGGGACGCAATTGTCCCTGTCATATTATTATTTATACGACTAAGAAGTAGTGTCAGATTCCCAATAAGTCACCTGCATCTCAACTGTGAACTCTTCGATTGCATTCTCAGAGTCATAGTTTAAATCAATTGCAGATAAGTTAGTAGGATAACATCCTCTTACGTTATAAGTTTTTACAGTTTCTCCAGCCTTATTCAATTGCTCGATTATTACATCCGACTGATAATCAGTTGGGTTTGATAATCCAGTATTTGCGTTGTGCTGATTAATTCCATTCATCCATCTTTCAAAGCTATTTCTAACTTCAAATGCAGCATCATTGATAACAGTTAATGTAACTGGTTCAAATGCTCTATCTCCTGCTACTGACATCTTTCTTCCTCTGAAATTTACTTCAATGGGAGCGATTACAGAAGATGGGATAGCTACTGCTTTACACAAGAATGAAGTTAATTCCACATTTCCCTGAGCATAGCTAGGGAAGTTTACTGTAGCCTTAAACAAGTTAGGTCTTGCACCACCGCCTGTCAGCTTAGATTTAAAATCATCTATACCTAAAATTGCCATTATACTTCTCCTTAATTAGAGCCGGCGATTTCTGAAAAATCGACGCCTGTTCTAGTTGCTATAAAGTTCAAGGTAATGAAGTTAATAGATCTTGATGGCTTGATAAAGATATCAGCTACAAAACTATTAGAATCAATTACTTGTCCTGTATTATTTGTTTCGTCACAGATTACTTTAAAGTCTGTAACTCCTCTTCGGCCTTTTACATCCCTTAGGAATGGTTCAACCAAATTCCTAAATTGTGCTCTGGTGAATTCATCATTGAACTCAAAGAGTTGTCCCTTAGCAGCTGTAGAAATTGCTTTCTCCAATACGATGAATAAACGTCTAACGTTAATTCTGTCGAATGCTGAAGGTTTAGGTGATAAAGTTTTATCTCCGAATAAAATTGTTCCTTCTCCAGGGAAAGATACGAGTGGGTTGACCTTAGCCTTATACAACTCATCTCTTTGTGCTAGATTAGGGTTAAATGCTAATTTGGTAACACCTAGTAGTTGACCTCTAGTCGAACCAGCTGGTGAGAACCAAGCATCCGCTGCTAAATCAGTACCTGCACATAGTCCAGCAATGTGGCCTGCGCCTCCGATCCAACGATACTTATCATTGTACTTATCGTACACATATAAAGCACCTGAATCTGCTGATCCGTATGAACTCTTAGTTACTGTTCCGACCCATGTAGTTACATTAGTTAATGCAGTACCTGGTGCAATACCTGCTGTTGAAACAACAGGAGGTGAAACAAAAGCCATACAGTCTTTTCTTGCTGCAGCCATAGCAACTAATTTATTAGCAATTGTTGCTCCACTGGCATCTGGATAAGCAAATAGTAAATTAACATCTACTGTTTCTCCGTCTGCTAAAAGATCGTATGCTGTTGATATTTCACCAGTTGTTGGTGCGTTATCGTCAGCTCCACCTGCTAATGATCTTTTTTGTACTACGTTACCAACTACGTATGCTGCTGTTGAAGCAATAGGTGCTCCAATGTTTGAGTTAGAAATAGTTGGATGCGCTAACCACCAAACGTAGCTTGATCTGTTATTAATAACATCTACGTAATAGTTAGTTGTGCCGTCGTCTGCTTTAGCGTCTGATCCCACACTTACGAATGGGAAAGTTTCTAAAACTGTGTTTGGTGTTCCGCTCCATAAGCCTGTTGTATCAATTACAGCAACATGGACTTCGTCCAATGCACTAGTTTTACCTAGCACGTCTGCCGCGTAATTTGATGTTCCAGGTGCTGAATCGAAGCTACCTTTATAATCCCAGGTTGCAAATCCTAATGGTCCACAAAGTTCAACCTTAAGGCTGTTACCTAGTGTGCCAGGGTATTTTGCAGCCCAGCCTCCCATAGCGTTAGTGTTACCTGCAGCAGGTGCACCATCGTTATGGTTAGTTTCATAATCAGTACTATTTTTAATTAGTACTCCTGATGTACCAGAAGTCGCGTTTAAATGACCGCTGGTTGCTCTAACAACCTTTAATGATCTGCCGTATTTTAAAAATCCAGCAGCAGTTAAAAAGTAGTTAGCGGTATTGGAATCTGTTGGTTGACCAAATATTTCAGCTAGATTCTTTTCTGAACCTACCGTGATTACTTCGTCAACTGGACCCCAATTAAATGACCCTGCGAATCCACCAATACTGGTTGATACGGCAGGAACAACGCCCGTTGCGTCAATTTCTTTGACCTGGACGCCTGGTGATACTTGAAATGCCATCGCTTTATCCTCTTAATTTGAGTTAGTTAATATGTTCTCATAATACGGTTATATTCAATCATAGTTATTTATATGTTTTAACATTCTAATAAAGCCCTTGGTGTTTGTTAACTTCCATCCAAACATTACCCTCATTATCAACTTCCTTAGTGCTATTTTCATCATTACTAAATACACCAAATGGTAACATATCATCTTGTATAGCCTGAAGTTGCTCTTTATATAAAAGTGTTTTCATGTCTATATCAGTTATACCATGAAATATATCAGTAGTAGTAAACCAAGAAAACAATACTAAATTCATCATTAAATCATCATGGTTATTACCTGAAGCTTCCCATGATGATCCTCTATTTACAAATGTACTCATTTCAATAATAGTATTAGCATCTATAATATGAAGCTTTTTCTCCATAATTAGATCCTTTACTGCTGAGCAACCTATTCGTTTTAATCGTTTGGTCATTGTAGCACCAAGAGCATTACGTTTTACCATTGACTCAACGTACATGTTTTCATATTCTAAATCATAATATAAACCATTACAGACTACTGCACCTTGGTCATTACTTTCAATAATAGTATATGCTTCGTTATAATGATTAGCCCATTTGTATATAAGATCGGGAAATAGTATTGGTGATATGTTATTATCTCTAAATACACACACTTGTTTAAATGGATCTACTGATACATCTATAATTGTAAACGTAGAATAGTCTAAGCCTCTTCCCTTAGCAACATCAACTGTCATTATATACTGATGATTTTCTACTGGATTTTCATATACAAATATATTTTCAGTAAACGATATTGGATCTAAAGCCTTTTGTGCTAATAGCTCATTGGCCGGAATAAGAGTGTTTCCTCGACCATGAAATGAGTTACCAAACTCTTGATCAAACTGAAGAGATGAAGTATTAGCAATTGTTTGCTCTTTCCATTCTTCGTCCCTTCCTGGTACATCCCACCAG